ATGATGAACAAGCTACTCAAGATACTATCCAAGATATAAGAGATGGAGAGTTAAATCCTTATGCAATGACCGATGAAGAACTTGCCGACATAGGATTGACTCGCGCTCAAGCAGAAGACATATATGGGGGAGAGCTTACCGAAGAAGAACAAGATAGGTTTAGAGAGGGTCTTATTGGAGATTACAACAGTGATGAGACTCGAAGAAGAAATATAGATGGCGTTGTTGACGTATTTGAAGGGGTGTTTGGTGAAGATCAATACGACATAACTAAAGACCCTAACGTTGAAGCATTTCCCGAGGGGCAAAGTCCAACGGAAATAAAGCAGGGTAGATGGCTTCCTGTTATGGAAATAGATCCTCGCACGGGGAAACCTTACCCCGAGGGTCTGGGATCAGAGTATCAGGCAAAAGACAAAAATGGCAACCCTCTATGGAGAAGAGAAGCGAGTGACATCTCCCCTGCAATAGATCCAACTAGACCGTGGGAGGGCGCACAAGATTCTCCTCCGTGGTTAAAAAGCATAGAAGAAGCATTAGGTATACCGCCAAAGTGGCTTAGAGACTCTGATCCTGATTGGATGATAAACAGGAATCCAAACTTTCCTCCCCCTCTTACAGATGAGAACGGTAATATATTGCCGGGGGTAACAATTACTTACAACGTAAAAGAGAAAAAATGGACAGCTAAAGTTCTTATAGCAGTGCCCGGACTGCCTAAGTGGGTTCAAGGAAAAGGTTTTGAGGTAGAAATAGGAAGAGACGGTGAGTTTGTATTAGGAGAAAAACTACAAGAAAAATTTAAAGAAATAGGCGAAAAGATAAAAAACATACCCAAAGAGGTAGCAGATGGTATTCAAAAGACTATAGACGGTATTACAGCACAAGGTAATAGTGTTGAAGACGTAGATATAGATAAGGATGGTAATGTAACAGGAACCATACTTGATTCCGCAGGGAATGTGCTTGATAAGTTATTTATACCTGCAAACGCACTGTTGGACGGAGGGGTAGATAGTCCGGGGTTGCTAGATTTTATACTTAAAAACCGTCTTCTTGCGGGCGCTCTTGATTTTCTTGGAAGTGATTACGTTGACTTTTTAAAAGTAAAAAAGAAAAAAGATAGCGCAGACGGTAGCCCTCCCGCAGATGAACAACCTCCTGAGAAGTCTGAGAGTGGGTCTCCTATACAAGGTACTGGTGAAAAAGAGGAAGATGAAGAAAAAGATCCTTTAGACGATGAGGAATCAAAAGCTGATGAAGGACCTCCTGATGGCGAAAGACCCCCTGATGGCGAAAAACCTACTGATGAAGGACCTACTGACGGAAAACCTACTACTGAAGAACCCGCACTTGCAGAAGGTACATTAGACGAACTAGAAAAGACATCTGATGGAGTAGTGACAAGCACTGATAGACCTGCTACTGGAGGTGATGGAGTAGTAACAAGCACGGATAGACCTGCTACTGGAGGAGATAACCCTGCTGCAGGAGATAACCCTGCTACAAGCAGTCAACCACTTATGAACGCCTTTATGGGACTAGGGGCACCCGGTGGTTTACTCTTTGGGGACACAACAAAAGAAGGTGACGATTTAGAATATTTCTTTGATATAGGTGGAGACACTATATTTGCAGGTAAAAACTACTCAAATGCTGAAAAAAGAGGTATAGGTGCCCTTGCAAAGCAGAGCAAAGAGTTAGAAAATCTACAACGTATGGTTACGCCCATAACAGGAGTGCCTTTACTTAACAGATCTAAAGCTGCACGAGGCGGCATGGTAAAAAATACTTTTATGGATAAGCTTAACGATATAATGAGGTATAGATAGGGCATGGTGACTGACGAACAAAGAGCGCGAGCCGCAGAAGAAGCTGCTGGTAGTGGTGGAGGTTTTGGCGGGTTTATCGCGGATAATCTTGGTCCCCTTGTAGGATTAGGTGCTTTGGGGTTAGGTATAGCTGGGAGCAGAAGCGACAGAGGACAGTACAACCAGCCCAGAGGCTATCAGGGAGAGATACCTGATTACGAGTTCGTACGAGAACAGGTGCAAGACACCTTCATGCCTGACAGAAGACCCGGCTCCAGAGGACAGAGATATTTTTCTGACTATCAATATGTACCCCCCGACCAAGCCGCACAAACTAGGCAAACTGCATTTGACCAAGCCTTAGATTTAAGAAAAGAAAATTTAGCCCGAGCAGGACAGCCTTTCTTTGACCCTGCTAAAACTGAACCCTCAGGTATACAGACCATAGTGCCCGGTTTAGATTACAGCAGTAGAGACCCGGCACCGGGGGTAGACAGAAGTGGCAGTACCCCAACTAGTTATATAGGCATTAGTGGTAGGCAATACAGTGCAGAAGATATAACGGACGTAAATCAATTTCAGTTTTACCCTGATG